CAAAAATTGTATCAGTAGTAAATTTTACTAAAACAGTTTCAAACTTAGGATTTTCAAATTCAAAATTATAAACATTAGTTATTCTAGTATCCTGTAAAAGAGCTTCTTTTATTCTTCTTTCAAGTTCTACACAACAATAAGGTATAGGCTTTCCAAACAAGTCTTTTAACTCAATTCCATAGTTCCAACTATATATAAGATATTGATATCGTTCTGTTAATAAGATTTTATATATAGCTTGCTCCATAGCTTTTCTCTCATCTGTTTTCCCTCTTATTCTATCTCCATCAAGTTGCATAGCATAAGTTTTAGTTGAACTTTCTACAAATTCATATTCTGTACTAATATCATTATCTCTATCAGGTAGCATTATATCCACTCCCCTTTAACATCGATAGGATCTTCAATTCTATCTAAAACAACAAACCTTTGCCCCCCTGTTAATTTTAATAAAATAACTTTTTCACCCTCAACTAACTTATGATGTATAATTATTTTCTTTCTCCCTTTATACTCATGTTCATGATCAATAGGAATAGGAGCTTGGCTAACATTAGGATGTCCATGATTAGTGTCCCAACCACCAAAAATACTATCTGTACTATGTTGAACAGTTATATCTACAGCATAATCTCTAACTAGATGAGTTAGAATGAGATCATTTTCCAAATAATCAGTTGAATTATCTCCTCTAATCTTTAAAGGATTGATACTTGTAACAGTTCCAGTTATTACTTCCATAGGCTCACTATTGGCAACAGCCTCTAATGAGATTTTTTTAATCAATCTAACTAAGTCACTATACATTTATAACCCCTCCTATTAAATCTAAGTTCATTAGATGCTCTTGGAAGTTAAATATGTGAGTTACTCTATTTATTATCATAGTATTATCTATTTCTACATCTCCCAAATTCAACTTAATATAAAGAGAAAACCCAGCTCTACACTTTACATTTCCTAAAACATTTTTTAATGAAAATGATCTAGTTTTTTTATTATACAGGGCTATTAAAGCTTCAGCTTTTATTTTGGGGTTTTCAGTTTCATCAAAAGACTCAACTAATTGTAATACTCCCCATCTATTTTGATTCTCTGTACTTTGAGTAACATATAGCTCCCTTGAACCTACTTTTTCATCTTCTCTATATACAACAATCTTGTTATATGTTTTTTTATCTATGGAAGAAACATAAGAAAAATCTTCACTACTATTTTCATCAAGTAATATTTCAAGTTTTAAAGTTTCTATATCTTTTAATGTTATTTTTCCAAAGTTATCATAAAGAACATAGATCTTTTTTATATTTTGCATAGTTATAGATAGGGCAGTGTTAATAATATCCAATAGAGTTTTATTAACTTCTATCCTTCTAGGGATAACAAACTTAGTATTTTCTAGCTCTCCTACTCTCAATCTATAATCTTCAGCTAGCATTCTTATTACCTCATCTGCTCTCTTATTTAGATACTGATGTATACCTTTGTTCTTTAAATATCTAAGCTGATCATAAGCAGTAAGCTTAATTACATCACTTTTATCTCTACGAATTGTAAAAATAAAGCCATAAAAAATAGGAGTCCCGTTATAATAGAACTCCACTTTATCTCCTTCTTCTGGATAAATAACGCCTTCATTTAAAATAGAAAACTCTAATTTACCAGCAGTTCCATATCTCTCTGTTGTCCATTGTACTCCTTCAAGAACTTTTGGAAGAAGAGCACCCCCTTTTTTCTCATTCAAATCTTGCTTTGATATAATTATTTTTATATTTGCATTATTCAAGCCTAATCACTCTCCCAATCTCTAAATCGACAGCATTTGGAAGATTGTTGATTTTCATTAAATTTTCCCATTTCTTTTCATCTCCTAGCTGTTTTTTAGCTATTAACAACAGGGTATCATCTTTTTTGACTGTGTAGGTCTTAGGAATAGATCTATTTGAGCTTCTAACCTTAGATAATGCAAATTTAGTAACTCCTCCTACTGTAGTTATTTTTTTCAATAACTTTCCAGTTTGATTTTGATATTCCTTTAAAGAGATTGAAATATTGATATCCTCTCCTAAACTTTCAGCATCTTCTATAATATGAAAATCTTCTAAAGACACTGTTAAATTAGTATTGTAAATACTAGCTAATGTTCTATTATTTCTAAGTACTATAAATTGAACTGGTCTTTTTAACTTTTTCATACTCTCAAGCATAGATATATAATATTGTATTGGAAGAAAGCCACCTAAATATTTAGCAAAAGGGTATTTTCTCCCAGGAATCATCACAGTAAAAGTTATACTTTTCAATCCCCCATCTTTTAAAAGATTTATCTCTCCCTCATTTATCAAAGTTAAGGTTTTATTCTGATTCTTAGTTTTAATATCTACTTTTGCAGGAGCTATAGGGAATAAAATCCCACCTAAATAAAAAGAATACATAAATATCACCTACCTTTAATAATTTCCTTCAGCCACTGTTGCTGCTGACTCTACAAGTTTATTAGTAAGCATTCCAGCTACCTCATCTATATCTAAACTATTAGATATATTATTATTATTGCTTACTTCAACCTTCATAGATGCTGTAGTATATCTATTAATAACTTCTTGTTCTGCTAAATCTCTCATATACTTTAATTCTTCCTTAGTTAAATCTAAAGAAGTATTAGTTTTAGCAGTATTTCCAGATATCTGGCTTAAATAACTGTTAGTTTGGTCCATCATTCCACTATTTAACCCTAAATTACTTGTTAAACTTAAAGAATTACTTAAATTTTCTCCTGTTTTATATCCTTTAGTTACTGCTTCTCCAGTATCTTTAAGTTTCATATAATCCAATTTTCCACCTGTAGCAGTTTTAAAATCCCTATAACCCTCTACTGTAGTAGCCTTAAATTTTACTTGTAAATTGCTTTCAATCTCTGATAATTTATCACTTATTCCTGTATCTATAATTTTATCTATAACACTCATAGTTGATTTAACCATATTTACTATACTGATACAAAAATTATAGAATAATCGTTTCATCCCTATAATTGGGTGATGTAATATATTAGCCAAAAACTCAGCAAAACTTATAAACATATTTACTGATGTAGCTATCATATTGTATATATGAGCCCCTATTCCATATATAGCTCCTGTTATTATTCCAGTAGCTGATATAGTTGCCCCAGTAAATTTATTAAAAGCTGCCACTCCTAAATAAAGAGCTCCTACTGTTAACATAATTCCAGCCACTATCCAAGTAATAGGACAAGCTAACATGGCAGCATTTAATCCCCATTGAGCAGCTGTAGATGTAATCAATGCAGTATTATTAACTCCATGCAAAGTATTTTGAGCTATTAATGCTAAGTTATATGCAAGAGTTGCTCCTTTTGCTATTGTAGTTTTTACTGCTATAACTCCTAAAGCTATATTATATGCAGTTATTCCAGCTACTACAGTACCTAAAACTGGAGCTATTAAACTCCAATTATCATATATAGCAGCACCCATTCCAGCTATCAACTCTATACTACTAGATAATACAGAGGTTAATTTTCCTATTAAAACAACAGACATATTTACAAATTGTTTTACTCTATCACTATTAACAATACCATTTATCTGTTTAGCGATAGGCTGGAATCCTTGAATAGCTGCATTCTTAACTCTAGTTATAACATCTGTAAAAGTCATAGGTATACTCTCAAATTGACTATTTATCTCTTGTGACGCTGAAAACATTGCATTTTTAATAACATCTGATGTTATTTTTCCTTCTGAACTCATTTCCCTTAAAGTTCCAATAGATACTCCCAAACTCTTACTAATTGCTTGAGCTAAAATAGGAGCATTTTCCATAATACTTCTAAATTCATCTCCTTGTAATCGCCCACTAGCTAAAGCTTGAGTAAGTTGATACATTCCTGCTGATTGTTCTTGTTGACTTGCTCCACCTATTTTAAAAGATTTTGCCATCAGTTCTGAAAAAAGGATTGCTTCTTGATTACTTTTAAAAGCATTTGGTGCTAATATTCCCAATTTAGAAACTACTTGAGAAACATCTAAAAAATTCCCTCTTGAGCTCTGTGCTGATTGATATATCATCTTTTGAAGCTCTTCTGTTGATTGATTCCCGTCATTCATTAAATTTAATCTTGCTGTATTTTGTGTCATTGTATCTGATAAATTAATCCCAGCTTTTACTGTTTGAATTCCTAAATATGCTGCTGCTACCCTTTTTATCTTCTTAAAAAGATTATCTGAAGCAGTAGAGGCACTTCTTAATGAATTATTAAAATTTTCTTGAGCAACAGTGTTGCTATTTATCTCATTTTCTATCTGCTCTTGATATCTTAAAAGATCAGCAGATGCATTATTAAGAATACTTTGAGATGCTTTTAATGCTGAAGTATCAATATTAATATTAGTATTATTTACTTTATTTAGTGTCGAAATCATTGTATTTACAGTTCCTATAACACTCATCAAAGGTTGTGTCATCCCATTAAGTAAATTTATACTAGCATTTATCTCTGCCACTATATCACCTCCCTAATTTTTTGCATTAAAAAACCCCAGATGATTAATCTGAGGTTCATTGTTCTATTTGTTTAATAATTTTTCTTTTAAAGCTTCTTGTAAAACTTGTGAAAAATTTATATTTTTATTCTTTGCTAAAATATCTAAATAACTAGGAATTGTTAATGTTTTCTTAACATAGGCTATTTTTACTAAAGATTTTTCATATTCATAGTTTAAACTTATATAAACTAATTCTTGCTTATCCTCTAGCAACTCTTTTACTTTGTTTATCTTACTAGGAGCAGGGAATTCTTTTTTCTCATTTTCTAACTCTTCTAGCAATAAAACTAAATACTCTTTTCCCATCTCCACAGCTTCTTCAAAAGTATCTCCATAAGTATTATAAAACTTTTTTTCAAAATCAGGAAAGCCAATGTAAAAAACATTATCTTCATATGTTATAATTGCTGGGTAAGTTAAATTCACAAAATCACACTCCTTTTAAAGTTGAGGTCTTTTGAGCTCATTCAACCACCTCGATACAATTATAACACGTATTTTATACGTAGTCAATCACTTTCTTTTTAATCTTCTATTTTCTTTTTTATCATTTTCAATTTTTACTAAGATACAAGCATCAATAAAAGCTCTTTCTCTTTCATCAAGATTCAAATATATACTAGGTAATATTCTAAGTTTGTGCAGGCAATAGTAAGCTATATTAGCCTCACTATCACCTGCATTTATTAGTTTTTTGCCTCTTCTACCTTATCTTGATAAGTTTCTCTAAAACCATTAACTTCTTGAACTTTATTCATAAGTTTAGTGAACTCACCACTTGATAACATTTGTTTTACTAATTCAGTTTCATCTTTAACTCCATAACTGTCTTGAAGTTCAGCATTTTTAAAATCTGGATAAGTAACACAAGTTGTTACTAATAAAGCTAAATATCTATTTGAATCAAATTTTTCAACACCATCTTTAGATATTGTGCAATTAGCTCTTAATTGTGAATCTAATTTGGCATTAATAGCTCTTATTTTAAATTTTTCTAGTTCTCCTGTCTCTTCATTAACAAATCTGTCTGACACAGCATATTCAACTGTTCCTATATTTTTTGTATTTCCTTTTAAAAAAGCTTTTAAACCCATCTATTTTCCTCCTAAGCCATAAATCCATCTAAAGGTTTAAATGATTCTTGTAATTCAAAATCATCAAAAGTAAAATCAAAATCTTCATCCAAATAATCTGCATCTGCATCAAATTTAGCAAGAATTCCACCATCTATATTACAATCTTTAAATACTACTGTCTGTCTTCCTACTGCTGAAGTAGGATCTTCATTAGTAACTTGCATTGTAAAATAAGTATCTACACCCTCATTTTTATATTTCTCCAATAGTTGTCTCATAACAGATTGATTAAAATGACAAGTCATAGATCCTGAACCTTTCCATCCAGTAGATTTATTTCCTTTTCCAGTTTTCCCTAAAATTGGCACTTCTACTTTATTTTTTTCAAAGGTAGCTTCAAATGATATAGCTTGCATAAAGTTATATCTTTGCCCATCTATAGTTACATAACATTCAGCTTCAGAACCACTTACAGCATCTTTTCCGTGCATTGTTACTCTTTTCATCTAGCATCCTCCTTATCTTACTTCTACAACCATATATAGCTTTTCCATAACTGCTACAGGTTTTACAAAATCTTCTACTAATACAGATACTTTATCTGCTCCTTCTCTTACTGTAACTTCTTTAGGATTGAAATCTTCTATGGCTTCTATTCTTTCTAATTCTTGATGATGGGCTGTTATATCTGTCCATAAAGCTACTCTTCCAGAATTGCTGTTTCTTACTTTTCCCAAGTATCTTTTATTAAATAGTCCTGCTATATCCATAGCAATTTGATCTATTATTCTTACTACTTGGTTTCTATAGAAATCTTCATTTTTATAAATATCCCAAGATGTAAAGCTATTAATATCAGATAATACAACTATTTCATCATCAACTTGATGGAACATAAATTTACCAGCTTCCATCCCTTTAGTTAATTCTGTTTGTGTATAATCAGCTTTTATATTAAAGCTACCATCATATTTTTTATTAGTTAAAGATTTATTAATAGCACAACCTGCATTTGCTCCTACCACCCAGTAAACAGCTGAAGCTTTATTAATCTCTTCTCCTACACATTCATTGGCTACACTTATAACCCCTTCATAGTCAGCAGCTATATCAAAAAGAACACATTGATATTTAATACCAACTTCATCTCTCATTCTCTTAGTATGTTCTATATAAAGCTTTTTAGTAGTTTCATCTTCAACAGCTGCACCTATAGAGTTAAATCTATATTTTTCAGATTTTTCTAAGAATGTTTGATGTGCTAACCCATCAACCTTTTCTCCATTAGTTCCATTTGCTAAAGGTTTTCCAGAGGTAACTTCTAAAGTTCCACCTTTTTTCCAATGAACATAGTCATTTTCTTTTAGTTCTGTTATAAGTTTTACAGTTTGCATATCCATTAAATTATTATCAAGATATGTAGAAACATCAAATTTAGACTCTCCATCTGGATTGTTAGCTATAACTATTCTTATATCATTTCCTCTAGTTCCTGGATATTTAGCTTCTGCTAAATCATTAGATGCCTTAACAGCTCCATTACCGTTTAATCTGTAACAATAAACTGTTTTAGCATTTTGAAATATATCTCTTAAAGCATCAAGTTTTTTATTTGTGTAATCATAACCAAATATTTTCATTGAATTAGTTTGAAAATCTGAGTTCTCTACTGTGAATATATCTCCAACTGGTCCCCAATCAAGTTCAAACCCCATACAAGCATATCCTCTGTCTGCAATGTTTACATATGCTGCTGCCGCACTAACAAAGTTAACATATGTTCCAGGTAATACTTTATTTTGAGTTAACCAAGTTCCTCCTCCATATGCCATTTATTTCACCTCTTCTTTTAAATAATTATCAATAATTTTATCAATTTCTTCAAAAGTATATTTTATCTTTTCATCTAATAAAACTTTTAAAAGATCTTTATACCTTGAATATTTCTTACTCATAAGTAAAGAAGTTTTAGTATACTTCTTCGTCTCTTGGCTCTTTTCCATCTTCTTCTCCTTTTCTACTTATCTTTATAACTTCCATAAATGGAGGCTCTTCTACTACTGCATAAGCAAAGAAATTATAATCAACAAAGAAGTTTAAAACTCCATCTACTATCTTATAATTCCTATCTTTTCCTCTTAAAGTTGTCTTTTCTTCAGTTCCAAGCTGCTCAATATACTCTAAAGCTCCCATCATTCTATCTGCAACTCTATACATCTCTTCATTAGCATTTCTTTTACTTTTAGGAAAGTACTGTATAACAAAAGATTGACTAAATTTATATCTTCTATTTAAAACTTTACTTTCAGCAGCTTTAATTGTAGAGATTAAAAAACAGGGCTCTTTAAAGTCCTGTTCAATACTCTCATCATAAATAGTCACACTATCTTGGAACTCTAAATTAAGTGCCTTCGCTATTCCTGCTACAATACCATTAATCATCCTAATTTCTCCTTAAATATAGCTTTTAGTTTTCTATTTATAATAGATTCTAAATCTTCGTTTATCTCTTTAGTTGATATAGTTAACATAAAGTGACCTTGTACCCAACCTTTTTTTAACTTCTTACCTAACTGAGGAACAAATCTTCCTGGTCTCTGTCTATGCCCATATTCAACATAAGTAGCATACTCAGAGGAGTTTATAACTTCAACTGTATAATTATTCCCCTCTTTCACTACCTCTTTAACAGTCCAGTTTCTTCTTAGATTTCCACCTACATATCCACTCCAGTATTTTTCAAGAATATCCCCCTCTTTGGTTAAATAGGATCTATTTCCTCTACTTGTTTTAACTTTAATTGTTTTTTTTACTCCTTTACCAAAAGGTTTAACTCCTACTGGAGTTCTTCTGATCACTTTACTTAATAATCTTGCTGCTATTTCCTTAGTAAGAGATATACAAATCCCATCTATCTCTTTTTGAAGAGTTTCTAACTGCTTTGAAAATTGTTTCAACTCTTTTAAATCAATTTTTACAGCTCTTGCCATTAAGCATACTCCTTAATCAAAGTTAAAACTATTTCCTGATGTGAATCGTATAAAGTTGATGCTCCAGAGTGTTTATATTCTAAGATTTTTCCATTTCTAGTAACAACTATTTTAGATCCCTCTTTAACATTGTGTTCTGGAGCAATAAAAAGTTTAATTTCTTGTGATATTTCAGCTGGACCATTAGTTTGAGCTGCTGGAGCTAAACTTTTAAATGATATTCTACAAGGTTCGTTTTCAAGTACTAGAACATCATCACTAGCCTTTGTAATCCCTGTTTCTAGATCTTTTATATACCCATTCTCATAAATGTTACACCTATCATCATAAAACCTTTCTATAGCTTTTCTATAGGCTCTTTTAGCTCTTTCACTTACCATACTAATCTCCTGTATTTTAAAAGTTCAAAATCTCTGCTAAACAATAGCATATTGATAAGACTGTCTATCTTTTTATCAGTAGAAGTTTCAGAAAAAGATACTGTTGTATCTCCCTCTTTTATTTGACTTACTGCTAAAGTTTCAAAATTTTCTGGAAGTTCTCCAAGAGTATTTTTTAATTTTAAATACTCTCCTACAGCTTTATCTATCCAAATTTCTTTTAGTGAAATGGGGAAAGTATCTTCAGTATAATTTTGATTGGTAATATTATTTATACTGTTGAGAGCTTTTTGAATTAAAAAGGCTATAATATCTGTATCCTCTGCTGAAATTTCAAATTTAAACATCTTTAATCTTAAAACTACTAGATCTTCTACCCCCATTTTTCCCTCCTATTATCCTCTTGAAATGATTCTAGCAATAGGAATTGATTTATGATCAATATATTTTTTAGTACTTGAAGATTTATTGTTTACTAATTCCCAGTTAGCACCATTTTTTAATTCAGCATCTGTAGGTGATAGAGATTGTTGAGATTTTTTAGTATAAGAGATTCCATAAGGAGCAAATACTTTTCTTTGTCTTGAATATAAGATTGTTTGTCCTCCTTTAGTCTTAGCATCTCTTGCCATTTCAGCTGGAACTTTAGCCCCTATATTTACATAGTCAATAGCTCCATCTCCTAATAAGTAAGAAGTATAAATAGTTTCATTTTGAATATGTTGTACATACTCATTTTCCTTGATATCTGAAATATCTGTTTCTACACTTGCTTTTGCAACTTCTCCTAATCCTGATCCTGCTGTTGTTACTTTTAAAGCTCCTACATCAGTAGAATTACATCTAACATATAAAGATTCTATTGCTTTAGTTGGCATTGAGTCATCAATTAATACTAATCTTCCATTCCAAGAAGCTAAACTTAGTTCTCTTTCTACACCATTACCATCATTAAATTTTAAGTAAGTTAATAATTTTAAGTTCTCTAAGTTAGTAGCTACTGCTGAGTGCATAACTATTAAAGAGAATTTAGATTTATTAGCTCCACAAGCTTTTTGAGTTGCTGTATTTAAAGTTGTAGCATTTACATAACCTTTAGCGAATGCACCTTTACTAATATCATAAGTATGTTCATTAACAAATTCTAAGTTTTCTTTTCCTGAAGACATTGCAAATATCCCTTCAAGAACAGCAAGTAATGTATCTTGATCTATTGCAGCCCAATACTCTGAAACTTGTGCAGCTACATTATCCATGAAATCTACTCCACCAGTTATATCTGTTGAAAAGTCATCTTCTAACCATGCCTTAGATCTTCCAATTACGACTACACTTCTCTCAAATGTGTCAGTTGATTCTGCTGTAATATCTGTTTTACCATCATAGTTAAGAGCTGCTCCACCAATTAGTCCAAAGAATGGAATAGTTGCATAAGCTGTCCCTGTCTGTGAACTAAATACTTCACTTATTTGTGCATTTCCTTTTAATGCTTTAGATTTTAAAAGCTCATTTTTCTTCAGATTTGGCACTCTATCTACATATTTACCAAATGCTTCTCCATTGAAAGTTTTTTCATTAAACTTTGCCATTTTTTCATCATCTCCTATTTTTTATTATTCTAATGTTGCCCCTGGATTTTCTGCTAAATACTTTTCCATTTGAGAATATGTCATCTCACTAAAGTTTATTTTCTTTTCAGGATTCCCAGCTGGATTAGTCCCCTTTGGTACTTTTACTGCTTCAAATAAAAAAGATGAGTCCTCAGCAGTTTTTAAAGCTTTTATTTGCTCATCTAGTCCTGCTATCTTCCCATCTTCTCCTAGTATTGCTTTTTCTAAATTTAATAATGCTTTTACAGCTTTATTATTTTTAGATCCTGCACCCATCAAAGCAATGTCTATAGCATTATCAAGTTTAATCTTAGCTATTGAATCTGCATACTCTTTCTCTTTAGCTTTGTTGGCAACTTGCATACTCTCAATCTGTTTCTTTAGCTCTTCATTATCTCCTACATTTTTCTTCACCTCCTCCAGCTGCTTAGTTAAAGTTTTGTTACCTTCATTTAATTGTTTTTTCTCTGTTTCAAGTTCTGTGAATTTAGCTTTTTCTACATAGCCTTCTAGTTCTTTTTTTGACTCTCCAGCTATTTTAACTGCTAACTCTTCAGTAACTCCTAAAGCTATTAATTGTTCTTTTGTCATTGCTTTTCCTCCTTATTTTTTAAAATAATAAGAGCAAGGTATTCCATGTGCATGTTGCCCATACCCTGCTCCTAAATTTGCATATTCATCTGTTTTACTCTCTTTTACTTTTCTTTTTTTTTATTCATTCCTTTTCTTTCTCTGATAGTTCCAGCTATAAATCCTGCAAAAGCTCCTATCAAAAATCCTACAAATACAAATCCTGCTGGTGTCATTTATTTTCCCTCCTTTCTAATTTTTTGCATTAAAAAACCCCAGATGATTAATCTGAGGTTAATAGAATTTTTTATTAACATGTTACACAATTCTCATTTTGATAATATATTTTATTAGCTACTTGATTATTAAAATCATTTCTCATAAAATTTTTAATAGCTTTTAATAAATTTTTATTTTTTCTATAGCATTTTTTTATCACAAATATTATGATTTTAAAAAGAGTTACTAAAATAAAAATAGGAGATGTCATGAATAAATAATCAAAGACTACTCTATTCATTTCAGCTATTTTATTTTCTAATTCTCTATTTAATTTTTTATCTGTGCTCTTTTTTAAAAATTCCTCTTTTTTTAAAGAAAATCTAGTTACCTTAATTATAGTTGGATATTTAAATTTAAACCATAATGAAAAAATGAGAGTTTCCAAATAACTTATTCTATGTGCAAATCTTATCAAAGCGTTTATATTATTTTCTAATTCTCTATAAAATTCATCATTAAAACTGAAATTTTCATTTTCCAAAGCTAATAAAAAAACCTCATGCCTAATCTTAAATAATTTGTATCTAAAATGAGAAAGTGCTAATTTTTTCAATTGGTACATAAGAAAGATTAAAACTATTACTCCTGCATAATTCATTAGAATTAAGTTCATTCTACATCCTCCAATCTAGTTTCTCCATTAGGTCTTAAAGAACTTGTACCTAAATTTGGATCTAACTTTCTTTTTAATTCTTTATTTTCTCTACTCAGTCTTTCTATATGAAGTCCTTTACTTCGTTTCTCAGCTAGAGCCCAACTTGTAGAAACAAAAGTTGCTAAAGGCCAAATAAAAGATAATTCTATTCCTATATTGGCTATTGTTTCTTTCCCTGCAAGATTTAGACATAAAACTTCTACTATTCTATAAATAAAAAATGCTATTCCTACATGTGTAGCTCCTTTTATTACAACTTTTAACAGATCTGTAACTTCAGCAAATTTACTGACATTAGCAGATATTTCTAGTGCCCTGTTTTTTGAAACAGGTACATAATTTCCTTTATTTCTTCTTACCATTTCTTTTCATTTTTTCCTTTTTTATAAATTATATTTTTATATTAGTAATATAATTTATAAAAAAATAAAAGTCAAGTAAAAAAGCACCTAGTCGCCTAAGTGCTAATCTTTTATTCCATGTTCTTTTTTTAATTCTTTTATTTTTTCATCATATTCTTCTTTAGTTATAGCTCCAAAATGCAATCTTATATCTTGCCAATTTTTAGCAACTTGAAAGTTTTCAGGTGTAGGGACATAATTTTCATCTTCCACAAATGTTATTTCACTAATATGTCCTTCATAATGTTTTCTTTTTTTCCACCATTCTATTCCAGGATCTTTACCAATTTTATATTCCTTTTTATCCATCTACTTCCTCCAAATGAATACATATTTTTTGTTCTTCATCCAAGTATATATCTAAAATTTTAAATTTACAACCTCTTTCATATATAACTTCAGCTTCTTTTAAACCAAAATTACTAATATCCCTGCCTTTTGTTGAAGTTATATATAATCTTACAATACTTTCTGGATTATATATTTCATCTTTTGAAGTCGATGTATATGCTGGGAATGTTACAAATTTTTTCTCTGGGCTATAATTTTCTAAAAAATCATTTAATTCATTTTCTTTTAAATCAATACTTCTGATAACTTTACCTTTATAATAAGGCATTTTCTTTAAGGCACTATCTAAATTTTTAACCCATTCTTTTTCCTCTTCATTAAGTTCAAATTCTTGTCTTAATTTATCATTAAGAACATACATTTTAGGACTTTTATAATCCATTATTGCTTTCTCTTCTTCAAAAGTAAGTTTATTATCTTTCACATATTTATTAAACCACTCTTTATACTTCATATCAGCTGGTACATATTCAATTTTACCCTCTTTATTTCTCATAGCTCTCATTGATTTAGTATCATCAGCAAAATATGGAGCTGTTACAGTTCTGCAATTAGGGTGAAAAGGATTAGCAGTTACCCCAACTTCATATTCTTTTATGCCAAAAACTTTTCCATCCATCTCTTGGCATATTGGAGATGTATGGGTATCTAAAGTTGCTACAATCTCATATTGATCTACACCTAAATCTCTATAACATTTCTCTTGAGCCTTAGCTGCATAGGCTGCTGATTCAGTCATTACTAATCTTCCAGCTACTGATTTTCTTACATTGAATTCTTTAGCTATATCTGAAACTATTTGGTATGGAGAACTTCCCCTAATAAAACTCTGAGTAAGTCCATTGTGGAGAGTATTTATAAGTTTATTTTTATCTTCCCAGATTCTTTCAAAAAAGTTTTTACCATCAACTGCCCAAGGTTTATGTATAATCTGATTAATTTTATTAGTATCTAAACTATAAACAGAACTTCCTAAACCTATTCCTTTTTGAATTTCATAAGCTGCATGATAATAAGTATCTCCATATGTTCTAATTAAATAATCTTGCATCTGTTTATCTCTAGTTCCATATAAAGTCTCTATCTGATTTTGAATTTGGATTTTAAGAGCCTCAAGTCTTGAAATATGAACTCTAGCTGAAGCATTTTCTAGCTCTTTAACCCAAATAGGAGAAATAGAATTAGTTTCTCCAGCTTTTATATACTCATTTATTCCCCATTTGAATTCTGCAAGTTCTTTCTTTGATAATAATTTTTTAGCTTCTAAAAGACTAATATTGTTATTTTTAGCTATTCTCATATACCAATTATTTATATCTTTTTCTATATTACTCAAAGCTTGATCATATTGCTTTTCAATAGTTTTTACATAAGCTCTAGTATCTTTATTTCTCCTTTGCTCCTCTTTGATAAATCTATCTTGCCAATAACTACTCTTTTTCATCTATACCACCAGAGCCATTTCTATTTTTAAAAGCTCTGTCATACTCTTCTGTTTCTTCTTCTTTTTGTTTTTTAATCTTTTTAATTTCTTCAAGAGTATTTTTAACCCAAGGATGTTGAGAAATAATAGTTTCATCTGATATAATCCCAATGCTTTTAGCACAATTTTCAATAGTTTGGCTTTCATTAACTAGAATATCTTTATTGAATATAATCTCTATATTTTCATTTTCAAAGTCCCCTAGTCCTAAATGGCTAATGTGAGCATTAACAAAGTTCAATAGTCTATTTAATCCACTACGGAACTCCACTTCCATTCCACTTGCATCTAAATCAATATCTGCATACATAGATTGAATGTTCATTTCATTAGGATTATTCCCTAATCTATCATCTTTGGCATTAAATCCTCTACCATTTTCAATTAAAGCATCTTTAAAAATCTTAATTATATCCTTGTAATTCTCTGAGTTAAGTTCAACTGTAAGTTTTTCAACCCCTCCATCATCTCTAACCTTTACAGCTCCAAAAGTAGAAAGATTCTTTCTAAACTCTCCTAAGTTCTGTCCATCATAATTTTTTAAAATTAAGATGCAGTTTCTAGGGTTTTCATCTAAATTATTTTCAAAGTTAGAAATAGCTTTATTAATTCCATCTTGTAGATTCTTAACTCTTAAAATCAAAGGTTTTTCAAGCAAGTTATATTTAAAAGGAATAATTGGAAGTCTATCCCAGTTGAATTGTTCTTCTCCTATATTAAAATAGTTATAATGCCCTTCATATTTTAAAGAACCCCACGAATATTTATATCTATCTATTCCAGCTAGACTATAAACATCTACTACCTCAACATCTTCTAGCATTGAACCTGTCCATCTTTGAACTGTATAGATTCTAATAGCAAAGTCAAGCTCAGTATGTCCCTCATCCTTCCAAATAGGTAAAATCTGACAAGGCTCAAATCTCTTAAATAAAAAATCCCCATTCTCATTGTAATAGGGATATAACCAAGCTATTCCACCATTCATAGCATCTTCAGCAACATTTTTAAATATCTTTTGAAACTCTAAATCAAATATTTTTTCTAGTTGCTCTTGATATAATGTGTTCTCAGTCTTGAAAGTAATAGGTTTTCCTAGTAAATAGTTTACCTTTTGATCTACTAGCTTTTCATATTGATTATCTACTCTTTTGTTGTTTGGAAGATTATCAACTGCTTCAAGCCTTCCACCTTCTCCTATAACTTCTCTTTTAGCCCAAAGGATATCATGCTGACCTAGATAATATCTTTCTCCAGTAATCATATCTAGCCTTTTCTTACTATGCAGAAACTGTTCTACTATATATTCTAAGTATCTAATATCCTTTTTGTCTGGTATCTCTGTTCTGTCTCTATATAGTTTATTTCTAATCCATTTAAACACTGTATCACCTCCTCATTAATCAAAACTAAATGTATCTCCTTCAATAAATCCTTCTAATGCATATCTCATAGCATCCATTAAGTGGTTAAAATCATCTATAGGTTTATTTATAGGTTTATCAAATTTATCTTTATCCCAAGTATAGTTACTTATTTCAGCTAAAAAGTTAGTACAGCTTGGATGGATTATAATTTTAAATCCTTGGATAAATTGAATACCATTATTTATACTATCTTTTCCTTTTCTTGCTGGAATAACTCTATATAATCCATAGTCATATAACTCATCTATACTCTTTGGTTCTGCACTATCAGCTACTATTTTTTCTTTAGCTTTTCCCATACTAGTAATCTCATCAGCAATCATTCTATTAGTTAAAGCTTTTTTATATAGTTCATCAAAAACATAGATCTCTTTTCTACTTAATGAAATTAGCCCACAAAAAAGAGCAGTAGGGTCGTTGGTATAACCAAAGTCTAACCCAAAACTGCTCTCTATATCTGGTATGTTATTTAAAATTTCTTGCACATCAAATTCTTTCTCTTCCCAGTTTTCATATATAAGACCTTCTGATATTCCCCATTCTCCTAATCCTGCTACTCTATATCTTCTAGGATTTTCAGCTTTCATTCTCTCAAATAATCTCAAGTCTGATTCATCTAAAAATTCATTACAAAGATAATTAGTAGTTTTAGCTAGGATATCATCACAAGGTTCCGCATCAAAAAATCTTTTTTTTATCCAGTGTCCTTCATTCCAAGGATTAAGTGTTAAAGTTATTTGCTTGAATAAATTTCCATTTACTTGTCCTCTGATAGATTCATCTAGCATATTAAAATCAGATTCTTTTGTTATCTCATAAGATTCCTCTATCCAGCACCAACATAAACTACCTACATCAACTGTTATGGAAGTTAATTTCATAGGCTCATCTAATCCTCTAAATAATACTTTTTGCCCAGTAGGTTTATAAATAAGTTCTAAAGGACTTTCCTTATAATCCCAGTAATCATCAACCTGTAATTGTCTAATTGCCCATCTCAAATCTGTATATGCACTATCTTTTAAAGTTCTAAATACTTTTCTTATTACAAGTAGATTAGCTCCAGGATATTTCATAAGTCTATAGATAAAATTTAAAGCTGTTGTTTTACTTTTTTTAGATGCTCTGGAACCTTTACATACTCTGTATCTTCCAGTAAAATTCCAATAATCTTTATATCCTTTTCCAATGAGTTTGGGCAGGCTTACTTTCTTAATCTTCAATTTCATCCTCTCCTACTATCATTACTGGAACTATTCCTTCTACTTGAACTTTATCAGTAAATAATCTATGTCTTTTTCCAATAAGTTCAGCAGCTTTTATTCTATCCTTTAGCCCTATTTTCTTTTTTACTACTCTAGCTTCAGAACAATAATCCCCAATACTTTCTACAACTACTACTTCCTCATCTAATTCTCCTCTCATAGCTAAGGTTAATAATTGCATCACTTCAGTAGCTGAAGCCACTCTTTTTTCCTCTAATTCTTTTAATTTTTTATCAATATAGTTTTTTATACCAACATTTTCCAACAATTTATGTGCTTGAGCCTTTGCATAGTTCTTACTATATCCAGCTTTAATTGCTGATTGATACAGATTTCCTGTTTCAATAAAGTAGTCTGCAAACCTTCTTTGTTTTTCAGATATTGAAGCCATACCATTATCACCTCCTTATTTTTGAATAATAAAAAAAGGAACTATTTTATCAGTTCCTAAAATAAAATATTTATTTTTTATATTTTTCTTTTAATAATTTTTCTTTTTCTTTCCACTTTTCAGTTAATATTTCTAAGCGTTCTTTATTAGAAGTATCCATTAAAGTCATTTCATCTTGAAATCCTAATCCAACTTTAGTATCAATTAATTTTAAATGATGGTAATTTAGATATCCAGTACATCTTTTTAAAATAGCTTTTCCTTTATTGGTTAATTCTTCATATGGATATTTAAGATTTAATATAAATTTCTCATAATCAAGGTTTTTGTTTTTAATATCCCAACAGATTAAGATGAATTGCCCTGTATAGAATCTAAAAATATAAGCTAGATTAATTGCAGTAAAATTTTCTTTTTCTAGGTTTGAAATAAACTGACCAGTTAAATAATCTCTATATCCCATAAAATTAGAAATAAAAAATGGTGAATCTCCCCATTCTATTTTTTTATTTCCATTCATCCATAAAGGTATTGGAGATGTATTTATAGCTAAACCACCTAAAATACTAATATTTTCTAAAGGAGTTGATAATTTTTCATTAAGCAAATAATCTTTTATTTCATCAGAAAAAAAATCAACATTTTGATTTCTAGCCCTTAAGTCATTATATGCATATTTTAAAAATATTTTTTGTAAAAGAGAGTAATTATATTCTATTTCTATACTTTCATTTTCACTATATTCTTTTGTAAAATATTTTTCTATAAAATTTTTGGCATAATTATCTATATATGAAATTCGTTTACCATTACATTCAATACAAACATCCTTAATCATAGGTTCAGCTAAATACATACTTCCTTTCTCTTCGTTTATTGTTAAATAACATTCTGGAAATAAATTTAAAACACTTTTTGAAATTATGTGTTCTTTTGTTCCTTTTGCTTCTACTCCACAATATGCACACTTCATATATTTCCCCCCTTATATAATATTTTTTATATTATAACAAATAAAAAAGTGGGAATTCAAGTAAAAAAGAGATAGCTCTTACGTCTACCCCTTATAGATATCTTTTATTTTAGAGAGCCAGTTTTTCTGACTCTCTGTCCTCTCATGAAAAGAAACATTTTATAGGATTTTTCTCGCTCCACATTTTATACTATATCACATTTAAAAATCTCATACAATATCATTTAGTCTCATTTCATCTCATTTATTTTGTCAAAATTTTTAAGGGCTCTACTATGTATTCTATGTACTTGTGCCAAGCAAAACCCCATCTTTTCCGCTATTTGTTCCCATGTTAAACATGTTATGTACCTATATCTTAACAAAGCTCTCTCCATTACATCCTCAACCTCGTCTATCATATGTGATAATTTCTCCATGGAATCATAAAGTACCTCTAGTTCTCTTTCTTCCTCGGCTATTTTATTAAGTCTATTTATTAAGCTTTCATCACTTGGAAGTGGCCCACCTTGAACTTTTTCAGATATTCTAATAGCTTTTAACCCATCTAGTGTTGCTCTCATATCATCTAAAACAGCTTTTTTACTGTCTATTTCTAATCTTATTTTATATCCTTTTTTTAAGTAAAGTTTCTTATTCATCTAGCACCTCTTCGTATATAATCATAGCTGAATAATAAATTCTATAATCAAGTACAGCAGCAGTGTATTTAATATCAATTATTTTTATAAAATCATTTTGCTTTAAAAAATCATTAATTGCTTTTTCTAATGCATAACAATTATCATCCTGAATAATTTCAACTCTCATTTTAATCACTCTCCTCTGCATCTCTTTTAGTAATCAAAGTAGTTTCACCAATTATGTCAAACTCCCGTGAATTTGCAAATATATAAGCATTTTCCACTTTATCATTTTTTATGAAGCTAACATTTATTAAAAAACTTCCATTACTCTTATTTTCAACAATGTATCCAAAGTGTCCACACCATTTATGCTGTTCATTGAATTGTATTACATATGCCATTAGTCAATCACCTTATTTTCCTTAATATACCACTCAATGTATACCTTAGCCTTTTCAAAATCCTCTACACCATTCTTTTTATTAGCCCTAGTTAAGTACTTCAAAGCATTTCCATGGCAAAAAGCTTTAAACCCTTCTCTTCCTAGGATAGCCTTTATAACATCTATTGACTCTATGTCTAATCCATCAAGCTTATAGTGTTTTGGACTCTTAACATTATCAATCATTTTCCACCTCTATAAAAATAACATTTTTTTCATCTTCCCTATCTTCCCAACAACATTCTGGAATAAAATTTTCCTTCATCATTTTTCCACAATCTCTCCAGTTCCCATCAAAAAAGCAATTATCACACAGATTTTCATCATCAGTTTCTACAATCATAAATTTCCTGCAACCTAATTCAAATGTTCTTCCTGCCTCTAAATTTACAAATTCTTCTCTAGTCATTTTTCTTCCCTCCTATTGACTCTATTATTTTTCTTCTTTAAAACTTATAATTTTCCCAATATTAGACTTTTCATATTCCTCTTTTGTTACCTCTATTTCTCTTTCTTTTTCTACTACATAAGAAACTTTTAAAACATATTTTTCAGGAATAACCCTAATATTAGTTACAAGCATTGACGTTTTTCCAAAAAAACGAAACGTTTTTTCAGTTTCTGTTTTTGCTGGAGTATATTCTTTAGTGATTATTTTTCCAGTTCTTTCTATATATTCAGTTTCTCCACAAGCTGACAAAATTAAAATACAGATACTTATCATTAATAAATTTTTCACCATTTAAACCACTCCTTTAAAATACCTAAAATTCCTTTAATAGGATGTCCATTTATGCTTCCACCTACCAATATTATTGATATTAAAATTCCATAAAATACAGATGCTCCAAGTTTTATTAAGAAATCTATTAAAAAATTTTTCATCTTTTCTCCTCCAAACATGCCTTCAACATCATATAAGCATCAGCACTATCATCACTGTCAGCTTTAACTCCTGTAAATTCAAAAAACTTTTTCATCATAAATTCTTTTTGCTCTTTCCTGTGAAGTGGTACACCCTCAAATCTATTCTTCCAAAGCACAGCAGGAACTAACAACAGATCAATCCCTAGCCTTTTTATATGAAATGTCAGCATCCCTCTAATTTCACTTAACATACTTAATACACTTGAATTAAGTCCCAAATAAACATCTTCCAATATCACTACATCAACCATACCTTTTTCCAGGATCTCCACCAACTCTTTTACTATTTCAAATCCTCTTTCTCTAAAATCGGTATAAGGAGATTTAATAGTTTTCCATCTTACAATGATCCCAGCCTTGCTATAAGCAATTCCAGTGGATGTAGTAGATAAATCTATAGACAATACATTTTTATCTTTTAAATTACTAGGAATCACACAGGTATTTTTTGCCTTACTCACTAACTTGGTTCTTTCTCTTAGTTGCAATTCTACCTTTAACCTTTTAACCTTTTTTCTTTCAACTAAGTCAACACAAGTTTGATTCCTGATCTGATTTAATGTAGCTAGTTGAATATTGTGAGTTCCTAGAAATTCAATATCAAAGCAGTAATTATTTTTATCCTTGAATTGATATTGAAGAACTTTAAATCTTTCTCCAATCTTATTGGTGAACTCCAACCCTACATATTCATTAGGATCTATCTTCTTCCCCATTTCTTTTCTCCTCCATTCTCTTCAAATTTTTATACTTCTGTCTAAATTGCTCTTGAATGTCAGATCTCATTCTATCAAAGTACCATCTATTTTGTTTGATATAAGCTACCAATTCCTTTGAATCTTCTATCATCAATCCTGTATAGTAAAATTCAATAAAAGTAGCTCCTCTTTTAAGTTTTAAATCTTCTCTCATAAACTACCTTCTTTTATAAGGACAACTTTTTAAAAAATGGACAAGTTTTGTGACATCTACAAGACAACTTTTCACCATAGCAAAACTATCTAAAATCCTTTTAAAAATTATACCTTGGACAAGAGGACAGGTTTTTTTTGACATACTCCTCTACTATATATTTCTTTTTATATACCCTATTTTATATATTTTATATTTTTATCTACTTTTCTAATAGATAAGTAAAAAAAGTTGTCAACCTGTCCAATAATTATTTAAAACATTAAATAAAGCATATTTACAATGGACAGGTTTTTAAAATTATCTTGTCAAAACTTGGCATTTTAAATTAAAACTTGTCCAAATTTTTCAAAAAAATTTTTCTATCATTTATGTGATATATACCTCAAGAATATATACAATTAATAGTTCTTTCTTAAAAAATAAGTTTCCTTTGTTAATTCTTTATTGATTCTTTTAGTCTCAAGATTGTATTGAGCACACATAGCATCTTTAAACTTTTTAATAGAAGTTTTCTGATGCCCATTATCAACTGCCCATTCATTGAAACCTATCAACCTATCTTTGTTAGGAAAATCATAGACTCCATTTAAAATCTTCATACAAGAATAAGTAGAAATCAAATAATCTAAGTTAATAGGAGAGTCTATTTCATTTTCTAAAAAGTCAATATACTCTAAAATTGGGTTATTATTTCTATTGAACTCTTCCAATAAAATTTTAGTTTCTTCAGTCTCACTGAAACCTTTATTTTCTAAAATCCTTTTTAAACCCACAATCCCAATGCTGATTAAATACTCCATACATTCCTCAGTCTTAACCTTGTCCAGAAAATAAGGATCATAGTTTTCTTTTGTTCTATCAAACTTATTTTTAAAAGGTATAACTATAATTCTTCTAGCAGTTGCTCCAGTAGGGTCTTTAATTCTTGGAATATCATTAGCACTAAAAATAAACTTGGCATAACAGTTAAACTCAATAGGATCCTTTCCTTTTTGCTCAGCTGTAACAATATCTCCTGTAATTAATTTTCTCAATGTTTCAGCCTCAGGAATGTATCCATTACCTATGTCATCTCCAACATTTAACAATTTACCTGCTACTTGGTATATTCTAAATCTTGAATTGACAACATCATCTAAGCTCAAAGCACTACAATTCTCTTTTCCTAGCATATATATCAGTATTTTTAAAAATGTACTCTTTCCATTTGCCTTATCTCCAGTTATAATAAAGGATTTTCCAAGCTCATTTTTGGAGAAAAGGGTATACCCTACAACCTCATCTATCAGCTTTCTAATCCCTTTATCATCACAAGCAAACTTATTAAGAGTTTGATCCATTAGCTTTGAGTAAGTTTTTTTTTTATATCTCCAAGGAACTTTATTAGTCACTACATAATCTGGACTGAAATCTGTAAGTTCATCAGTAAAAATATTGTAGATTCCATTTTTAAAAGCAATCAATCCATCATTATTCTTTTCCTTTGATTCACAAATAAGATCTAAATATTTTAAAACCTCTTTTCTATGTGTATCCTTCAAGTTTGGAATAAGCTCAATCATATTCTTTTCTAAGCTTTTTCCTTTAGAATAAATTCCATCTATATAGCAATGAAGTTCATTATCTATTTTTATGATGTTAAATTTTTCCTTTAAAAAGTTTGCAAAGACATCAAATAAAAACTTTCCCTTTTCTCCAAAGAATGAAGGAGCAAAGGCAGGGTTTAAAACTATCTTCTCAGCCCCTAGAATGATATTTTTAAGGGTCTCACTTCCACCACCAGTTAAAACCTCATTGAAGTCTTTAAACTCACCATAATTAACAGAATAAAGTCTATCTTTTATAGAATATAATTCCTTTATTATCTCTTCCTTACATTTTTTTCCAGGATCATCATTATCAACTGCAATGATTATCTTTTCAAAACTCATTATCCAATCTTTTTGGGTTTCTATGCACTTGATGTTCTGTGCTCCAAATGGTACACTAACAACATTATCAAACCCAACTTCTATTGCACTAAGGAGATCTATTTCTCCCTCAACTATAATCAAATAAGACTTATCTTTTACATTTTGCCAGTTTAAGAAGTAGTCAGTCCGACTCCCTCTCTCTGATCTACATTTTTTATCTAAAGTTCTATATTTTATAGCAACAACATTCTTACCATCTGTGATCGGAATCATCATCATATTTTCTTTTCCAAGGCGACACAATCGATTTAATCCTTTTTCTGATATTCCTCTCCCTTTTAAGTAATTGAGCCAGTCATCACCTAAGTGATAACCAGCTCTTTTCTTCATCAAATCATCAAAGGTAAATGTTTGCCTTTCAGCAGTAGTTTTAACTTTTTTGATGTCAGGAAGTTTAAAATCAAAATCCTCAATCTCTTTAATATTTCCACCTTGTCCAGTTGAATGGCAATAATATTGACCAGTTTTCAAATTCACGCTGAAATCTGGATTTTCTTTTTCTTTTCCACATATGGGGCAGTAGTGAAACCTTATCTCATCCCCATATTTTTTAAATTTATCATATTTGCTCATTGCCATTTCTCCTTATCATTAGAATGGGAACGCTTCATCATCATCCTCAACTTCAGTTACGATATTTTTAGTAGTTTCATAAGGTAATGGATACCCTTTCTTTGGAGCTGCCTTTTCAAATTTTTCTTTAAAGAATTGTACAGTTACAGCCTCAGTTTTATTCATTATTTCATCAGTAGTTTTATCAGTTCCAATATCATAGAAGTCTTTTATTTCATAGTTAGTGTTCTCTTGATCCTTTTTAACTTCTAATATTACTCCTAATTTTTTTGCAGGGATGTTAGTAATAAAAGTTCTGTCAACCTCTTCTCCTGAAAATAGTTTTACTTTTTTAACTTCAGTTTTTAAGTTCTCTACTTTAGTTTTTAAAAGGTATAACATTCTATTTAGATATTTCTCAGCAAATTTATTAACTGTTCCATCTCCTTTAATGTGCCATAAAGTTGTTCTAGCATATCCAGCATCTCCATCAAAGTTTAAAGTTATTCCTACAGCCTTAGAAGTTTTAGAGTTAGTTAAATAAGCCTCTTTAATTTCAAGTTCATAAACTCCACTTACTTCAATTTTTTCTCCAGTACCAGTCTTAGTTGTTAAATCCTCTTGATTATTATTCCATAATGCCATTTTACATCTCTCCTTTTAATTAAAATATTCAGTTATTGCTTTATTTATTATTGTTAAATCATTTTCTATTTCATCGGTTTCAAACATTTCCATCGGAGTTTTAGCTGGATCTATACCATTAACTATAAATTTATAGTCATTTTCACTTCCTAAAGCTAATAACACCATTGAAAACAGTCCTTCTACAACTAATTTTTCATCTAAAAACTTCCCTATAGTTTTCATTGATAACTTTCCATCTTGATCTTTTTGAGTATGAGCTATAATGTAAACTATTAAATCTTTTCTCATAGTATCAATTTTTTCAAATATATCAATTATTCCAAATGCCAATGTTTCAAATTTTTGAAATCCTTTTTCAGCTGCTTTCTCTTTGTAACCAAATGTTAGCAAATAATTAAAATCATCTATAATTAGAGTCTTAATCTTTGGATTATTTTCTATTTTCCCTAATGCACCTAAGATGCTATTTATTTTTTGAGTGGTGAAAATATTTTTCTTCTCTGCATTATATAGAGTTTCTGATTTTTTAAAAGGTAACTGTTTTTCAACAACCTTTATAATAAAAGTTTCATCAGGATTTAAGTTTCTTATTGAAGTAGATTTACCAGTTCCACTACTTCCAAGAATCAATACTTTTCGTGCCATTTCATCACTTCCTTATCAATTTAGCAATCTTAAATATAAGTTCCTTAGTAGCTTTTATATCTTCTAAGCTATCATGTGCTTTAAACTCAATTCCAAAGTGCTTACACCAAGTTTCAAGTTTATTATTTTCTAGCACAGGAAGTAGTCCACATAGCTGTAACATTCCTATGCAAGGTAGAGGATCTATTGGAGATGAACTAATATAGCTAAATAGGTAGTTGTCATTTTGCCTTTTAAAGAAAGCTTGTAACATATCTATATCAAACTTCACATTATACCCAGCAACTATAAATTTATCCTCTTTATCATACTTATTCACATACTTATCTAGTATTTTTTTGAAGTAAAAGTAAGTTTCAGCCTCTGATTTATATTTTTCATCTTCCAACTCTTTTAGAGTTCTACCTTGAACTTCTAAAGCTTTTGGATTAACTTCACTACCTTGAAAAGGTTTTACATAGAAGTTAAATTCCTCAACATCCTTTTTATCAACTCTCACTATTCCTGAAAGTTGAATCAAAGCAGATTCTTTAGGATTTACTCCTCCAGTCTCTGTATCTATAAACAATATCTTCATCTGTTTATCCTCCTATTTAATTTGTAAGTTCATACCTTTTACTAAAGTTGCTCCTGGAACTTCTCTTCCACCTTTTATCGCTTTTTTGATGTCTGTCTTAGAGATCTTCACATCTTGAACTATTGTTGTAAATTCAGCAGGTATAAGTTTCTCATCATCTATTGATATAGACTCTGATTTTCTCAATGATAAAGTTCCATTTGGAGTCTCTATATTTTTAACTCCTATTTTTTCCATACACATCTTTATATATTTTTTAAAATTATCTTGCTTGCTAGTTGCTGCTTTTTTTAATGCTTGTAGCTTCTTTATCTCTTGATCCACATTATCTATAAAGCAATCTCTAGCCTTACAATACTTTACTAAACTAGCAGCTTTATCTTGAAGTATTACCTCAATATCTGATTGTAGTTCCTCCAAAACATTAGAATCTTTTATCTCTCCTGTTTCTTCATCTATTGCCATTTCCCAAAGTTCTTCCAATACTTGGATCTCTTTTGTGATTCCATATAGTGTTAATTCCATGTTATCCTCCTTAATATTCTCTTGTTAAATGCTTAATTTCCCAAGTTATCCACTCAAGTCTAAACCAAAGTTGATAGTTCCAAGCTCCCTTTTTAGCCTCTTTTAAAATATCTTCTTTAGCTTCTTCCCAAGTTTCATCTTTGTTGACACATCTTCTTTCTATTCCCAGCTTTTCAACTGTATCTATTAATAGTTGAGCTATCTTTTCCATTGATTATCCTCCTCATACTCTCCATACTCAATCAATTGGAAGAGTATAGAAAATATATTTTTTAATCTTGTGATAGTGCATTTTAAGTGCCTTATATCATCTTTATATTTCCTGCTTATACTCTTATTTATTTTCTCCAACTCATCTAATGATGAGCTTGCAACTGCCATTCTAGTCACCATAGAGTAAAAGAGTTCACAATCCTTTCCATAAGAATTTAAAATCTCTTGACTGAAAACAAAGTGTTGTTTCACTATATCACCAGTTAAAACATAACTATGCTCCATCACTTGTTCTAGCTCTGAAGGTATAAAAAAATCAGGATTATATTTAATTAATCTCACAATACTCTTAGGAAGCCAGTTTAAAACATCTAAAAACTTTCTTTGAATATCTCCTGAAAAAACTGGTTCATATCCTAAATAATCTTCTATATCCTTTATTATTAAAGTTCCAGTAGCATTTGCTAACATTTCTTTGAACTCTGGTGAACCATATTTTTTGTCAGTGGTCTCTAAAGCTTTTAGAAATCTATTTGAATATTGAGTATAGCTACATAAAAGCTCATTCAACTCAAATAAAGCTGTAAAAACTAATAAATTTCTTGTAGGTCTTAGTTGTTTAGAAAACTTTTTAACTAAATTCAAAGCTTCATTTTTTATCATTAAATCTCTTTGAAGTTTTAAAGTTCTATTCTTAGTAAATGAATTAGCTAGTAGTTTCTTTAAAACATTTGAAGTTTCTATAGCTGCTTCAGTCTCTTCTTTTTGGAAGAAATACATAAAAGTTTTAAATGCCACAGGATCATCAAGTAATCTCTCTAATTCTTTAATTGAATCCTGATACATCTCTTCCATCTTCTGCAATAAGTTAACTTCTTTCTTTTTACCTTTTAACTTTCTCATACGTCATCACGACTCCAGATATGAAGTATTACTGGTAGAAGAGGTATAAGGACCTCTCCACCAAATGCTAGGTATCCTCTCATTTCATATGCTACTTGCACTGAAAAAATAGTGATTAGTATTGAGAGTACATAAATTTCTTTTATATTTCTCTTAATAAATTTTTTCATTGTCTTATAACCTCCAGTGTGTTATAATCCCTTTAAGAAGCTTTTTCTAAGTTTGTACTTGTTGAAATGGGGGTTTCAGCAGGTACTTTTTTTAATTTCAAGTGATCTAATAATGCTTCTAAAAAGATATAATATGTGTTTCTTTTTTCTCCTAAAATACAAAGTGATATCTCTCCAAGCCATCTGTTTTCAGTCCCACCTTTGTGAACTTTAACAAGCATTTCTTTTAAAGTTTCTTTATTGATCCCTATAATAATACTTGCATCTTCTATTGATATAAGTGTGGCTCTTGGAAAATCATAATTTTCGCAAATTCCTGTTGCTTTCATATTTGCCTCCTCTCCTAATATAAAATACAAACTCCTCTATATTTTTAACTCCAATTTCTTTACCTCTTTCAATTATGAACTTTAGTTCCCATAAAGGAGCTTCTCTTAAAGCTTTTTCAGGCATTGAAAGACTAAATAAGAAATTTAAAGCTTCTGCATATTTACCCTTAGAGTCAATTTTAAAACCTCTTCCCACCACTATCACCCTACATATCTTGGAGCTCTCTTAGTAGTAATAATATTAGTTTTCCAAGTTTTAAGTTCTCCTAACTCTCTTATCTTTTGTAAGTTTGCCTCATTTTTTTCTCTAATTCTTTTAGCTCTTTTCTTTACTGCACTTTTACCTCTACCCATTATTTTCACCTCCAAACAGTTTTAAAAACTCCTCACAACTAGCTATTAAGCTTTTATCTTCACTATCATAGTGTTTAGCTAATACACTTGAATAACTAGCCCAGCATCCATTACCAGTTTTTGCATTGTTAGTTTGAGAAAATGGACATTCTTTACATCTAACACTTGCTTTCCAGCATTTACCTCTTACAGCTAGAATTTTTTCACAATTTTTTAGGTGGATTGGTAGAATCTTTTTAAAATCTTCTCTTCTCATAGCTCCCTCCTAATCTTCTTCTATTGCCCATCTTAATTTGTTATATGCTGTAAGATTGATTCTCTCATCTTCATATAACTCTTCAATTAGATCTAACAACTCTTGTCTTTTATATTCGTTCACGGTTACCTCCTTACATAATTTCAAAGTATTTTTTCACTATACTTTCAACTTTCTTATAGTCATGTTTCTCATAAAGATGTTCCCATACTTCTCTATCTGAAAAAACTTTAATTCCTTCTACTTCTTGTCTATTAAATCTTTTAAAATCCTTTATAAGAGATAAAATTGTTTTAGAGTTGATGATATATACATCACCTTCAGCTCCATTGTAGTTATATCTTTTGTGAACTTCTTCATCTTTATACCACTCTAAATCTCCTAAGTAAGTAGTGTTTTTACTTCCTTTATACTCTTTTAACTCTGTTAACATCTTTTTAGCTCTTTCTACAAAGTCTGGTACCATCTTTACTATAAATTGATGATGCTGATGATAACATTGACTCACAATTAAACTATATTTGTATTCCATCTTGTCCTCCTTAATTTCTTTTAAAAGCTTTCCACATTAGCCATGTGTCTGTTGCTGTCATTTCTCTCACTGGATAACCTAACTTAGAAAGTTCATCCAATACTTTTTTATAATCACTTAGTTTCATTGTTGCCTCCTTGTCTTGATTTATCCTCTCCAAAAAGTTATAATGATATCACTATTAAACTTTAAAGAGGTGTTTTATATGAAAATGGATGTTGATTGTATCAGGGATATTCTTTTACAAGCTGAACAAAAAGGCTTTAGTGTTTTTAGAAATTCAGACGATGATCTAGAGAATGATGATGAAGAAACTAATTCTGAATTTCCTTTTATAGAAAAATATGATTCTAAAAAACTCTTATATCACATTAATCTTGCTGATGAATTAGGATTAATAAAAGCCTCTCATTGTATGGGGTTTTCTTCTGTTTTAGATTTATCTGCTCAGGGGCATTTGTTTTTAGCTGATATTAGAGAAGATAAAGTGTGGAATAAAACAAAAGAAATTTCTAAGCAAGTTGGGGCAACTTCATTGGCTGCTGTAAAAGAAATAGCCACTAATGTTATTTCTAACTTAATTACTAATTATTTCCAAAGATGATATATTTGAGATTTCAACGATTACACTCTCTTTTGAATTTTGAACGGTGTAATCGTTATTTATTTTTATATTGATAACCCCTTTCAATTTTTGCCCATTTAATTCAATTCCTATTATTTTATTATTTTCTTTAAATAATTTTATTTTATTTTCCAATGTCCTCATCTCCTTATAAAAACTCTTTCTTTAAAAGTCCTAGAAAGTATATTTGCCCTTTTCCAGTGATTTTAGTTGTACTTCTCACTATATCTCCTGTAACTGCTTTAATTACTCTCTCTGACACTTTAAACAATCCTCTTTGCACTGCTGACTGCATTGGTTCTGTTGAATTCTTAAAAATAAATCCCTTTTCTCTGAACCATTTGTACAGGCTTTTCTCTCCTAGGTGTATTCCCTCATTAGCTATTATCTTTGAAAACTCTCTAACCAATATACAGTCACTAGCTTTCTCAATAGTTTCAGCAAATGATACCCTTGGAGCATCTTCTTTGATTTTATTTTCTAAGACTTCAATATGTTCCTTATAACCAAGGATCTTTTTATTTTGGATCTGTAAGGCTCTTGCTAAAACCATATCCTCACTGTTCCAAGCCTCCTCACATTTAATGAAGTACTCTCTAGCTTGCTTACCTCTCTCATTTCTTTGGAGCATTGATAATTCCTTAGCCATTGAGATTTTCATTAAATGTTCAGTTATCTCTTGAAAGCCTCCATTTGCTATTGGACATTTTTGTCCAACTGTAATAAAATCTACATTTTCAGAAAAACCATATTCACACATTCTATCAAACCATTTTTTGTATGGTGTTCCAATTTCTAAGAACTCATGTAGATCTCTTCCACTTACTAGCTGTTCTCCATTTCTTTCTTCAATCTTTATTAAATTTTCCAATGTTCTCAACTCCTTTTTTATTTTTGTTCACTTTAAGTGGCTAAATTAGTTAAAAAAAATTTTCTGCGTATCAGTAAAATTTAATTTAAGTAATGCCATCAACATTTTTATTTCTGAACCTTTAAATTCGTTAATTCCACATATTTTAAGAGAAAAAGCATATGGGGTAATTCCTAATTTTTCAGCGATAAAATTCTTTTTATACCCACTTTCTTTAATATGTTTTTCCAGTAATTCACTGTTTATCATTGAAGTCGCACCTCCTTTTTTATTTTGTTCACTTTAAGTGTCTAAGATATTTATATCACACCGTGCACTTAAAGTCAACTATTTTTTTAAAAAAATCAAAAAAAAGTTGATTTTTAGTGACTGATATTATATAATCAAAATATAAATAATATTTCTTGGGAGGGGAATAATGCAAGATATTGAAAAAATGAAAAAAGAAATAGGGGAAAAAATAAAAGAAAAAAGAGAAAAGTTAAATTTATCTCAAGAACAATTAGCTGATAAATTAGGTTATAAATCTAAAACTTCTATTCATAAAGTTGAACAAGGTATGACTGATTTACCCCAATCTAAAATAATTGAATTTGCTAAAGCATTAAATACTACTCCTACTTATTTAATGGGGTTAGAAATCCCTGAGGAGATTCCTAATTCTATTCCTGAAGTTGAGTTTATGAGTATTCCTTTGTATGCATCAGTAAGTGCTGGATATGGATCATGCCAAAGTGAATTTATAAAGATGATAGCTATTCCAGGATTAAAACCTAATGGAACTACATATTTTGCAGTTAAGGTTAAAGGAGATAGTATGGAACCTAAGATCCCTGACAATTCAACTGTTATTATAAAAAAAGATGTTGTTATTGAAAATGGTGATATTGGAGCTTTCTACTATAATGGTGAATCATATGTTAAGCAAAAAAGAACTAATAATGGAAAGTTAATACTTCACTCTTTTAATTTAGCTTATGAATCTATATTAGTACAACCATATGATGATTTTAAAGAGTATGGAAAGGTTATTAAAGTTTTAATTGATTTGTAATATAATTAATTTACTAGGAGGTGATAAGAATGTTAAAAAATGTTGTTGCTATTGACTTATTTTGTGGAATTGGTGGATTAACATATGGACTCCAACAAGCAGGAATAAAAGTTTTAGCTGGAGTTGATATTGATAGTTCATGTAAATATGCATATGAAAAAAATAACAATGCTATCTTTATAAATAAGTCAATTAAAAATATTAAATCGGAGGAAATATCTTCTTTTTTTTCTAAAGAAGATATTAAAATTTTTATTGGTTGTGCTCCTTGTCAACCATTTTCCAATTATCAAACAGATAAAACTATGAAAACAAAACATAAAGATTGGAATTTATTAGATGAATTTTTACGTCTTATTTTACAATGTAATCCTGATATAATTTCCATGGAAAATGTTCCAACTTTATTGAAACAAGATATTTTTAACAAATTTGTAAAAACATTAGAAGCAAATAACTATTTTATTACATATAAAATTCATGATGCTCAAAATTATGGAGTTCCACAAAGAAGAAATCGATTAGTTCTCCTTGCTTCAAAACTTGGTCAAATAGATTTTTTAAATATTAAAGAGCAAAGAAAAACAGTAAAAGAAGTAATTGGTGACCTTCCAAAAATTAAAGCTGGTGAAATCTATGAAAAAGATTTGATTCATCGATCGTCAAAATTAAATAAATTAAATTTACAAAGAATAATTGCTTCCATTCCTGGAAAGACATGGGAAAGTTGGCCATTAGATTTATTACCAGAATGTTATAAAAGAAAAAGTGGAGCTACATATAAATCAGTTTATGGAAGAATGAAATGGGATGACGTTGCTCCAACTTTAACAACTCAATTCTATAACTATGGTACTGGTAGATATGGGCATCCCGAACAAGATAGAGCTATTTCTTTAAGAGAAGGAGCTTTATTACAATCTTTTCCTAGAAATTACATTTTTATTGAAAATGATAATTTTAAATTTACAGAAGTTGCTCGTCATATTGGAAATGCTGTACCTCCAAAATTAGCTGAATATATAGGAAAAACTATTATTAATCATTTAAAAAGGAAGGGACTAGTATGA